GACCTATCAAGGCATCGTCGTCAGGTATCTTTCCGCCGTCTAAAACCCAATCCCTCATAACCCACCAAGCCTCTGCGATACTGTTAGAAAACCGTTCTGGAGCCTTGGCTGTTGATCCGCCCTTGAACGCAATTATCTCTGTGCCAGGTATTCCAACTTCATTAAGCCGATCAGTAACCCCACCTCCAAGCCCTGTGTCGTCCACGACCAGCCTGTCAACCGTGTTGTCCACGCAGTACCGACCAAGCCAGCCAGCAATTTCCATCAGGTCTTTCCCTTGGGCTTTATAGATAATCTCAGAATACTTGCCCTGGCATTTGGCAACAACTGTCTTATCCTTGCCAAATCGTGCAACGTCGCAACCGATAGAGACAGAACCTTCTTGTACTACTTGATTCTTTAATGAATCCCTTAACATGGTCAGCGGTAGGATTACGTCCGCAAGATCATCCACAAATTCACCCAGCACTGAACCCCTGTACATACTGGATTCAGCACCCCATTCGTTGGCCCTGTCTTCAATGTCCTCAACCGTGACCATCCCTGGAGCCACAATAGCCCCAGCCTGAACGTTAGGGGTTTCAAGTGCTGATATGGAAAACGTGTTCCAGAGGTCACGGTTCTGGTGGTGGCTGGCATAGAACGGCCCTGTTGTTGCAAATGGGTTTCCAACCAAAAGCATTGTCTTGGGGTTTAACCGATACAGGGCATTAATAGAATCTTCTTCCATAGCGTGTGCCTCTGTAACGATTACCATTAAGTTCGGGCTGTGGAATCCCTGTAGATTCCACGGACGGTCGGTGCTGAATCCAACAATAAAAGTTGACTCGTCAAGTTCCCACCTGGGTGAATCGAACAACCGCCCACCAAGTTCAACAGGAGCAGACCTGTAAGCCGATTTAAGCTCGTTGAAAATAACATCGTCAACCTGTCTATAGGTTGGGCCAGTAATCACCACCTTCGCAGGATAATGAGCCGTGACCCACCACAACGCCAAACGTGCAGCGAGCCAATCCTTGCCTGAACCGTTACAACCCACCACGGAAACCCTCCTGCTGTCCTTTATGGATTCAGCAATATCAGTCTGCTTCTGATATGGGTTCGCTCCCAGGGCGTGTTGGAGGTACATCGCTGGACTGTTCTGGATCGTTTGAGCCAGTTCCATCAGTTCCGAATTGACCACTGCCATTCGCCACCACCTTTGCCAATTCCATCAATCCCATTCCCTCGCCGATCTGTAGCGTCTGAGTACGCATATCAATCAGCGGTTTGTCTGGGATTATTCCATTGATAATATCTATTCTGGACATGATCCTCAAAACCATGTTGCTTGCTGTCTCGTCTCCTGCCAGAGCCTGTTGCCACCATCTGGACAGAAGCGATAGGTATCTTTCCATCTGCAACGATCTCACAACGTTGGCTGTTCGATCGTGTGACTTGGCTAGATCAGATAAGACCCTCTTAACCTCTCTATGAACCAAACCACGGGACACACTTAACGTTTCGGCTATCTGCCGTTCACTGGCTCCTGCTTTGGTTAACTCCAACATCTGGTAACGCCTAGTCTCCGCAACCACTTTGGCGTTCTTGCCTGGTGCTTGATTGTTGTGCCTGTTAGCCATTTCGTATCACCAAAACCTTCGATGAGCCTTTCTTTTTTCTATGCACTGATAATTTCCTTCAAGGCTGTGGCAACTTTGTCTGGTGGTAATTTCCCATCCAGTTGGATCAGCCCCTTGTCACCGTAAAATCGCACGAGGTTCTTGATCTTCGTTAGTCTCCCCTTGAACCATCTAGGGTTGAACTGGTGACCCCTGCGGTAAGCCCTGTATTCCGCCTCAATTTCTGGCACGTCAATATTGATAATCTGCAAACCCAATCCCGCTTCGCTGACCGCTGTAAAGAATTTAATGTTGGCCAGCCTGTCACCTTCGCCCAGATAAACCCCATCAGTGGCACTAGAAAGCCCTTCAATGACCTTTGGTTGGGCGTTCAGTGCCAAGCTATCAGTCCCACCAAAATAATTCCTCTCCGCTCCGATCTGAATAAAGCCGTTTTCATAGTGGGTATGCTTGAACGGTTTAAGATGAAGGCATGAAACCCTGCTGTTAATTGCATTCGTAAGAGCGGTTGTCTTACCGCTTGCTGGGTATCCTATAACGTAGAACAATGACGGCTCCATAGTTGCAGTTATTCATTCTCCTCTAAATACTTTTCAAACCTTTTATTCTGGAACGACCCTTTCCTCGTGTGCTTCAGTAACGCCACAGCACTTCTTGAACTAAATCCTGTCTCTATTAGCAACAACGCTAAGAAAAGATTAGAGCGGTTCCGCCCACCATAGCAAACCGACCAGACCCCAGCACCACTCTGATAATCTGTTTTTATTTGTTTGACCAAGTTCTTCAATTTGCTTATATCGCTAGGATATACGTCAACTGTGGTGGGTTCGCTTATTGGTAAACGGTGGTATTCTATTCCACCCTGGCTATTCCAGAATTCAGCGTCTGCGTGTTTGTCGTTAGCCATCAAGGTTACGACATGGCGGATATTCCCACGGCGAACTGTTGCTCGCTTGAACCCTTCATCAAACATGGTGGTTCTCTGTGAAAAGATTAGATTCCGCCTAGCCCACCAAGCTCGTTGCATGGCTTTCCTCCTTGGCTATTGGCGAGGCAACATCCTTCATAGCATGGTAATCGTAAATGGAATCCGACCAAGTGTAATCAAATTCAGGCCAACATTTCCGCAACTCATCTCTAGTCCCCTTCCATCCATTAAGTTCACCAAGAGTCCACTTGGGGAATAGTTCTTTTCGCAGTTCCCAAAACCGTTCAGCGGCTTTGCCTTTAGGAAAATGGGAATAGACTTTGTCATAGTGGTTTACTTCACTGTCGAGAGATAATCCAGGGTACTGACCGCCCTTCATAGCCTGTAGAAATTCACATAAAAAAACCTCGGTATGGTACATATCCCAGGGCAACCCATGCTCCTTCAAGGCGGCTGATATTTTCAAGGCGTAGACGTTGACAGTTGCTATGTCTGCAGGGGTATTCCCTTTGGGCGGACTCTGTGGATATAGCATATTTAACATCTGTCTTGGAGTGGTTGCATTAACAGGCCGTATGTCGGGTGTTTCCAACTTTGCCGTTCCTGCTCTGTGCATAGTTTCAAGCAGTTTCAAAGTCCCATATCTTCCAGCACCCCAGACAGATTCCATTATCGAATCCCACATCAATATATATCTCTGCTTGGGCGATATATCGGCATTCGCTAGATGAATGCCTGAATGGTTTATCCAGTGATACCATGAATCGAGATACCATTTCATTTTCCTTGGTGTTCTGGTTGCCCTGCGTTCCCTACGCATTGATAACCCTTTGAAGTTATCAACCAGCCACGGCAATAATTCTTCTTTTGAAGTCCCATATCGTTGCAATGGCCAAGATGAATTGAATTCCAGTGCCGCTGGGACTGTATAAACCCCAACATATTCACCGATGCACCACAACGCATCAGCCTGTTCCAGTTCCTTGTATTCATTTGCAACCATCACCATATGCGTGTCGGGTGCGCCTGTTAGCCTTGTAAGTTCAGCAAATTCAAAGAACCCCTTCCACAATCGTTCTGGCTTTGTAGCCGCCGTTGTCAGGCTATAGCGTGGCATTGATTGCTTGGTGCTTCCTCTTGGCTGATCGTTCTAATTCCGCCTCCTCTTCCAACGTTCCACAGGCCATTAATTCGGTTCGATAATAAAGCACGAGCGATATGCGTTCAGCGTCCTCAGATTCTAAAATTAAATCGGTGTTACCGTGCCACTGGTGGGCGTCCATTAAAAGCAAATCTCCGTCCTGCATATTTACCGCTATCCGCCATTCTGGAAACGTCAAATACCCTCCCGAATACTGGCCCCTCCGCCATGTTGCCAAGCATGAAAACCCTTCGTCCAAATCGCCTTTATCCTTATGCACTCCAGTGGGATAAGTATTATTCACCGTCATGGTTGTAAACGGTGTTCCTTCTACAATCCACGCTGGGTCTGTTTGTTTCACCCTGGTCATCTGATTCGCCCAGCGATCAGGAACATACGTTTCCATCATTTTCCCAATGTGCTGAAATAATGGATACAAGCTGTGGAACTGCTCAGTGTTCTTGCCTGTCCAAGCGGTTGTTCGGCAATAAGGGAAACGTGACTTCTGTGCGCCAGTTCCCTCAAAAGAACCCATGATCGCCGACCTGATTTTGTTTGCCCTGTTTTGCCCTTTCACCGAAACCCTGACTGAGCCGCTGGCTAAACCCCTGTTGTCGGTCTTGTCCTTGATTGCGTGCAGGGTTGGATAATGCTTGTCCCTCAGTTCCTTTGTTATAGCCTGGGGAAGATATATCGCCATCGGCTGACCCGATGGCCCTACAATTTTGGTTGGGCCTGTTAAAAGGACGTTGTAGTCCTTGTCGGTTATTATCTTGCCAACCTTCTTTTCCAGTTCTGATTTCGGTATTCGGGTTCTGGCCCTTAATTCAACCAGCTCCATCCTTCGTAGCCCTCCTGACTGCTTCCAGCGCAACGTCTGACATATTTTCTATTCCCCAAGTCTCCCCCAGTTTGTAACAGGCTTCCATCCATTCATCATAATCCGCCTGATTGAAATGCAGAACCATTGCTTTCATTGCCTTAAATTCTGGGTCGTCATCCCTGCCAGCCAACCAGTCGTCAGTCGGCTTATAATCTGCGTCTGTGTCCTGCTCCAATAGCTCAATGAAGCTGACGTTGTAGTTATCCTTTATATCCTCCAGAAGGACGTTCATTTGATCGCTGTCCCTGTCTAAGCCTTTCATCAAAGTATGCAAGGCCTCTACATCTGTTTCAGCCATATTAGCGAGAGGGTCAAGCGTTGCCAAAACTTCATCCGCTTCGGCTTCTGTCAAATCTGTAACCAGAACTGGAATTGTTGTGCCAGGGGTTGTTTCAGCCCTGAGATGACCATCCACCAAGACCAAGCCTTCAGGAGTGTCTCTGGCTATTACTGCATCAGCGTAACCAACCTTCGCAAGCACAGAACGCAAGCCGTCCTGCTGGGCCTGTGGATGCGTCCTCCAGTTCTTGGGGTTTGGGATAAGTTCCGCCGCTGGGACACGGCGTAATTCCTTGATCCTGTCCTTGATAATCATGCGGCCTCCGTGTGCTGGTTGTCCATCGTAAATGAGGTCAGTCTAGCACACGGAAACCGTCGTGGGAAGTTAGCGGTTGTTTCGCTCTGCTAATTTGCGAATTGAAATCCTCTTAATATCCCGAATCAGCTTATCCAATAACCAGCCGTTATCTCGGAACATGGCATGGCTTGAAGGTAATTGTTCTAGTATGTCTACGATCCTGTTAAACAGTTCTTTCCTTGGAACCTGGGTTTCATCAGACATTAACCCTCTGCCCCTTTCATAATATTCAAATAACCCTAGGGTGTTTCTCATAATCGCTTACTGCTAATCCGCTCACACCAGTGCGCTCAATAGCTTATTGCTGTCGCTTGGAAACCGCCACAAATAAACCTCAACCCCATCAACCTTGGAAAGACCGTCCATCCACCGCTTCTGCTCAGTTGTGACCGTTGCCTTGCGTTTGGTTCTGCTGTCCCAATCTTCATAGCCCCGATCATACTTCAATTCAGCAAATATGATCCGCTTGCCCCTAACCAATACCAAGTCTGGAAATCCAGGGTCGCTCCGCTGGGAATTGTGTGTGTGGTAAATCAGTTCCCACCCAGCCCACTTTGCTTCCTCTCTGACTGCTGATGTAAATTGCGATTCGTTTTCTATCTTGTTTAAGTATCCCATAATCCCACCTAATGTAGCCCCCCTTTAGGGGGGGGCTACTTAGGGCTATAGCCTCCTTATAAATTTTTTGTTAAAACCTGTCTGTAATATCTAGCTTTTCTGGAGCATAGACTTTCGCCGCCATTTGGATTCTGGCAGTATCTACGCCTAGGCCCAGCCCTCAACTTAGAAACAGTGTTCCATTCACCACAAAATCGGCATTTGAAGATGAAGTTATCCATCGTCGTTTCGCATCTGGTTCTGGACTTCCATCTGCTTTCTGAGACGTTGCATCCTGACATGGTTTGATACGTCGATATATGAATGCCTGGGATCGGTTAGCCAACGCCTCGCCCTGGTTATTGTTTCGGGTTCAGTGGGTTTGTTACCAGCCACAAACCATTCATAGAATCCCTGTATCGCCTCCTCTGAACCCAGGGCGTCACCAAGCCCTTCAGACATCCAGAATTGAAAGACCAAATACTGGTCTTCATCTGGAATCCTTTGACCGTATTTCTCTCTCAGTTGGTAGATTATCTCGG